AATCGTTTCTGTCATTACGGGCATTTTCGGTCTGTTTTCTTACCGTGTAACTGGCTGAAAACGCCGTAACGACGGACCATTTGACGAATGGCGGAGAAGGTGGGATTCGAACCCACGCACGCCTTGCGACGCCTAACTGATTTCGAGTCACGGACAAGCTCGTAATATTACGGGAAGGCCCCGTAAACAGTACGATCAATGCGCGTTAATTACCGTTCTAATTCGTAGACTCCTACGATTACAAGATTATCTACTATTATACAACGTAGGACATGCGTAATCAATACGGTATTTACAATTATTTCCATGAAGATAAATTTTGCTGCGCGGAAATTACGGACAGCAGAAGCGGCCCATTTTCGAGTACCCCTTGGGGGTATACGATCACCTACGACATACCTAGCTGATTGTTAATCAGAACGGTATCGCCAAACGCCCGTAAGCCGCACCACTACGCCATTCCTCCGATAACGTACCGATCCGCATACGTCATATTCCGTTAGATATGCGTAATAGTGCAAACAACCCCCCGAGTTTTTGGCGGTCGTCCAGCCCGAGCCGCCAGCAGTAGCGGAAGTATTCGGAAAGTTTTCGGAGGCCGTCCGTTCCGACCTCGGTGCAGAAAAATCACGCTAAAGTCGTAAAATGTAACGCTAATTAATCGGTCAGTAATCCGCTATAACGTAGTATCTGTGCGACTTCATCGGTATCATACGAATAGTTTCGGTTGCCCGACCGTATCAACCTCCGCGACTGTTCAAGCTTAATCCGCTTAACTTCCGATGCTACTTCCGGACGCTGTCGCCAACGCCATAACGTCATACGTGATACACCGATCCACCGCGCTATATCATCGGTACGAATCCGTGGCGTTGACGTTAGCAATATGATTGCTTCGTAATGCCTATCGGTTAACGGTTCGCGTCGTCTGCCCATATTATCGTTCTCCTTTCGTGCGTAAACAAAAATAAGGGACCGCAGCATTACGCTACAGTCCCGGTTATAGCTATTTAAGTAATTCGTCGCGCTCCGCTTCAAGTTCAGCTATTTGAGCGTTTAACTCGTCGACTCTAATTTGACGTTCAGCTATAATGCCATCGTATTTCTTGTTTACCGCAGCAATAGCTACTTCGTCCGTGCTTCCTTTTAATTGTTCGTTACGTAACTCGTTCAGTCTTGCGATTTCCTTAACGTGTGAATCTCTTGTACCGATTAATGTTTGTAACTGCTCGTTAATAAGTTCGGCCCTTACATCGTCACTTATTAAAGGCACGCCATTAGGTTTCGTAATATCAATAACCGCTTTCCCTCCCTTTTCAGTCGGTGCGGTGTACTTTATTTTGCTATCCATAGCCTCGACAAGCTCACGCGCAGGAACGTAAGTCGTGCCGTCTAGTATTATAGCGTCGGACACCGACTCTCCATTTACGAATATAGTTGCTTCTGCCGTAACTTTCTTTCCGATCATCGACTTTACACCACTTGCGCCAACGACCGAAGCCGTCGAAATTAATAAGAAGGCTACGAAGCCTATCGCTACTTTACGCATAATCTATCCCTCCAATTTTGGTATTATTTTCATTATACATATCGTAGCGATAGTTTACTAGATTCCGGAAGCAGCCTCTAACGCTTGTAGACGCGATTGTATCGCAGATAGGCTCGCGTTAACCGAGGATTTATCAGCCTTTGCGTCTAGCGCGGACTGTAACGTCTGCCCTCCGCCTATGGAGTATCCGTTTATATATCTCCAATCCGGTATGTTTAGTGTATTCACGTAGAAACCGCCCATCGCTTGAACCTCGAATATTCCGCTAGAGTAAATACCGAATCCGCCAAGCGAGCCGGCTCCATAACCAAACGCTAATTCTCCCGTACCTTGTCGCATTTCGATACCAGGCGCTACGTTTCCGCTCAATGCCGTTAATGGCGTCAGTCTAGCGTAATTGTTCGCTGTCTGATACGCACCAAACATATTAGCGGACGTGGACATTTCAACGCGCGGATACGACTCGGACGTTGCGATGTAGCCCCCGTACATTTCCGATCCGTTTATTGTACCGCCATTTATCGTCGTCCCGTTTATGACAGCTCCGGTCACTATGCCACCGAACATCGCGTCTCCGGTATCTGCGTCCTGCCATAGCGTACGTTTTCCGGCTTTGTTGTACGCAGCTAGTCCGTATTCACCCGGAGCGATCTGTCCAAGACGTACACGAACACGGTTAAAGTCGTCAGACACCGCCATTCCCATACCGTCAACAAGCGTAATACTATCGTCGTACTTAACGCCTTTAAGTACCGCGTTTTTGCTCGTATACACCTTCGCCTGCTGTCCGGCCACCGTCGCCTTGTAGATGTAATCGCCTAGCGTATAATCACGATAATTAGATAGCACGACGCGCGCCTTCCTCGGTTCGTACGGGTAACGATCATACTCCGTTACTCGCGCTTCGAAGTGGAATCCGAGTACATCGTCACGCACCGTTATGGTATCCCCTACGCCACGAATAGCTTCAGCGCTAAACTCCGCGTCAACCTTTTCAAGCTGCACGAAATCAATGTCATACGAGACTTTCGGTATTTCGTTTTCACGTAGGTACTTCTGCATAGCGTCAAGCAATGCTGCCGGATCGTCAATATCCGGAAAGTCTATTCGACCGTCGAACGGATTATTCAGATCAAAGTATTGTGATACGATATACTTTTCCGTGTGTCCAGCGTGCCCCTCTATCGTTAGTCCGTTCTTACCGTAACCGTACAATCGCGTCACTCGTTCCAAATCGCTACTCTTACGGGTAATGCCCGATAAGTTCTTACGATAACGGATCGACGTGCCATTGTTGCCACCAACGCGCGAGAGAAACGAAATCGTATAGTTATCGTACGATACCTCTGCGTTGTAAATTTCGAGCATTTCGGAAAGTAGCTCGTTCTTCTGCTTCTCGCCAAATTCGAATAAATCCTTACTTGTAACGCTCGAATCGATGATAAACGAAAAAGGCGTATCATTAGCGATTAGACCGAGCGGAAACGTAGGCGGTACGTTCGCTTGGAAGTCCACGAAATCGTCGAGAAAGTATTTGGACAACGAGAAGCCGACATGATACGCCTCAACTTCTTTGTATACCTTCTGTTGCTGGCGCTTTTCATCCACTGCACGGATAACGAATCGCTGTCCTTTTACGTTGTCAGATAAAGAAAGAGGGAACCGGACTTCGGCACCCTCTATAATCGCATCGTAACGCTCCATATCGTCGTCAACCCGGAGATAGCGGAACGTTACGTAATAGTGTTTATTTAACGATTCTCTTACGCATATTTCGGTCGCATACGGTAGTCGATGCACTGCCGGCCCTGCGTACAATTCAAGACTTCCCATTAACTCAACCCCACTTTGCTACGTGCTAAACTTCGTGCTAAATCCTCGGCACTGCGCCCGAGTGCACGTACGTCGATTTCATCTTCGATAGTCGTATCGTGCATTTCAAGTCCGACGACTTTCTGTATTGTGACGTTTGTATCGCCTGTTCCGCTCGCCTTACCGTCAAGCAACGATTGTAATTGTCCCGGAGTAAATACATATTCGTCCGCTCGTAGAATCGCGGTTAATTCGTCCGGTATTAGTCGGTCTGATACGCTGAATGTCTGACCGGAAGCACCGTCGCGGCCCGTATGGAATAACGGAATGTTATCGCCCATCGACCATTTGCCGTTTTTATACGTTGCTCCAATCGAAGCGCCTAACGATTGATTCTCCGCAGCAAGCTTCGCCTTTCCTGCCGCATCTGCTGTATGCCACGCTGCCGCATTCGCCTTCATTTGCGCTACGGCCGACGATGAGCTGCCGGACGTGCTAACTCCGGACATAATCGAATCGTATTGCTGCTTAAACGAAGCTAGTTCGGATAGGATCGCGGCATTCGTTGAAGTGAACGCCTTTAAGCGCTCGTTCTCCGTCAATTGGTACAGTTTGATCGCGTCACCGTTGTACGTTTCTAGCGCTTCTTTCATATCGTCATAAAACGATTTAATGTCGTTCTCCTGTTCGTCCAGCGCTTCGAGTTTGGCGTCGCGCTCGTCCGATAGTGCTTGTCGCTGATCCTCTATGTCCATCTCGCGCAACTGTTCGAGTAGTTCCGCATAGTGTTTCTTACCACGTTCGGACGTAGCCCCGGCATACTTCGCTACTTCCGCCTCTAACTCGGCTCTGCCGCGTGCACGTTCGCCTTTATCGATCTTACCGAGCTGTTCGTCGTAAAACTTGTCAATCGCCTTCCGACGCTCGTCCAACGCTTTTAGTTCCGCATTCTTCTGCGACTCAATCGCTTTAATCGTAGCTTTTGCGACGTCGTCCGCTGACTTTTGGGCTTCCTTCTGCGCTTGTTCCGTTTTACGAATAATATCGACGCGTAGGCTGTACAGTTTGTCGTCCGCACGTTTGTAATAATCGGAGTCCTTATCGTAGCGATTGCGAATACGTGTCCACGCTTCGAGCTGCATATCCGCAATAGCGTCCGCACTCTCGCCAGCGAGCGTCATTTCGCGCGTTTTCTGCTCGATCCAATCTGCCGAAGCTTCGTATTGACGCTTTTCTGCATCTTTACCGCGCTTAACATCGGCTGCAGCCATTTGCTCTTTCAACTTATAGACACGTACCTCTGCGTCCGTGCGAATGTCGTAAAACTTTTCGTACTTTTTCTGTAGCTGTTCGAGTGCCGCGAGTTCTTGCGCCTCTGTAATTTGATTTAAGTCGCGCTTAAATTGGATGTATTTTAATGATGCTTGGTAGGTTTCGTTGGCGAGTTGTTCCGCTGTTTTCTGCTTGGCGGTCTTATCGCTTGCCTTTTTATCTTTCTCTTTGCCTGGCGTAAACAACGCTTTCGAGCCGGTCGGTTCACTTCCGTATAAGTCCGCCCACGAACCGTCATCCAACGAATTGATTAACGATTGGATCTGATCCACTTCCGCTTGGTGCTTGGCGATCTCCGACTGTACCTTGCCGCTATTAAGCGCTGTGCTTGCCGTAGCTGCGTCCGTAAGTGTTCCGCCCTGTAGTCTCCGTCTAAACGCTAAAGAATCGGCAAGCCCACTGTCAACGGAGTTAGGCAATGCTGGCGCGCTTATCTCTTGTTTATAGGCAGAAGCAACGGCTTGTAACGCTTCTAGTTGTTTCTTGGCGGATTCGAGCGCTGTCCTAGCTGTTTCGAGCATAGCTTGCTGCTTCGCTCTCTCTACGCTAAGCCATATTTCCGCAGATTCTTCTTCCGCAGCAATAAGGTCACGGATAATTCCTTCGTTAACGATCATCAATCGTCCGCTTTCGTCCAGTTCCGCATGTAACTCCGGGTAACGTTCAGTTAATTTCCGAACGACGGACGTTAGTTCATCCGACTGCTCCTTCGTAAGCTTCGATTCTGACGTCAATTCGCGGTATCGGTCCGCTAATCGCTTCGATTCGTCGATCGCGTCCTGTTCCGCGTCAATCTGCTTCAACGTCTCAATCGTCAGCGCTCGCATTGCTGGCGTTGACGCATCAATTTGCGTTTTCATTTTTGATAGCGTTTCTTCCGCGTTATCTGCCGTTACGTCAAGCTCTTTTAGCGACTTGTTTATTTCGATAATTTCCTGGTCCAGCTCTGTCATTTTTTTAGTAATGTCATCGCTTGATGTCCACCATTCCCACGCGTCCTTAATGTCGTTTGCGTCATCTAAAGACTTGCGGTCCGACGCCAATCTGTTATATTCGTCTATCAACGAAGTCCGACGTTCGATCAACGCATTAATAGTATCGTAATCCGATATTAATTTCTCCAAGTCGCTAGATGACCGCGTTAGTGGAGATTCATTCAATTTACGATTGAGTTCCTCTTGACTCTCCGCAAACTGCCACGTCGATTCAGCCGCCATGTCTGCCGCAACTTGATACGATGTGACTCCGACCGCTAACGCACTAACGCCAGCTATCGCCCATCCTACCGGACCCATCGATACGTTCAGCGCTCTAAACGCCATTGTCAACGCACCAACTACGGTGATTAACGTTGTGACCGTCGCTATTAGTCCGGTGACTGCGATGCCTGCCGCTGTCATTCCGGCAACGACTTCTTTATTTTCCGAAACCCAATCGGTAAAACGCTGAATCATCGGAGTTAACTTTTCGGTGATTTCCTGTACGATCGGCAAAAACGATTCGCCCAGTTCGACGCGCGCCATTTCGACGGATTTTTTAAACGAGTTATTCGTTCCAGTATATCCAGCGAGTGCCGCGTCCGCATTTCCGGCAAAGATCGCTGCTTCCGCAATCATTCCGTTATATGCCGCCTGTGCTTTTCCGGCATCCGTCAAGTTTGCCGCTGACGTTCCGATTGATTTCGCGTATTTGTCGTACATGACCGATAGGTTCGTCGTAATGCCGGCCGCGTCCGTTAACGTCGAGTTTCCGGCTTTGATACCTTGGATTGCCGTAACGACCGCCTCGCCCCAATCGAGGTGAGCTTCGCGGTTATATGCGGCTGCATCCGTCAACGTATTAACGAGATTAATCGTCTGCTCGATATCGTATCCGGTAGCCAACGCTGTTTTTACGGCTGTAGCAGCTTCGGTTAACGATAGTACGCCACGGCTCGCGAGCTGCTCCGTCACTTGCGTAACTCGTCCGACGTCATGTCCGAGTGCGCCCGCGACTTGCTTAACGCCTGTTAGCGCATTAGCGAGCTGATTCGCCTCGTCCGTTAACGTCATGACCGTTTTCGCCATTCCGACCGCTGCCGCCCCTGCGCCAAGTGCCGTTAGTGCCGACGTTAAGCCTGCAACGGTGCGTTCCGTTTTATCGGATTCGACGGACACCTCTCGCATACTATCTTCGAGTTCCCACATTTGCCGCGCGGTCTTATCGGACGTTGCCATAAGCTTGTTTAGCGATGCCTCAACGCCCAATATCTTACCTTCGAGCTGCGTCTTTTTTCCGTCGTCAAACGTCGCGTCGTACGATTCTTTCAGCGATTTTAGCACTTTCTTCTGCTGTTCGATTCGTCCGTTAACGTTATCGAGCGATTTGCCGAGTTGTTCGAGCTGTTGCTTCTTCGCGGCTGTCTCCTTAATCGCGTCGCCCATTTCACGAAAGTCCTTCGAAGACTTCTTCGCTGTTGTCGCAGCCGATTCTATTTCAGCCCTTATTTCGGCCGTTCTACGCTTTCCCTCTGCAATATCTATCTCAAACCTAGCCCGTATCGAACCTACGTCCGTTGCTCCGTTACTCACTAAACCACACCTCCAAAAGCTGTCGGATGATTTCGGTGTACTTTAAGTTCACACCATCGTTGACATACGGTAGCACTTCCTCGCTAACGAGCTTGTACGTAACGACTTCCGCAGTTAATCGAATAATGTCCTCGCGCTCGGTCGGCTCTATATCTTTGCCTTTTATCGTTTCTAGTCGTGCTATATCTTCTCCGCACAATTGCATGATCTTATTTACGTCAACCATTGCTACACCCCCTGTATAAATAAAAAAAAGAGCCAGCAGTAAGCTGGCCCAAACGGTATGAATTACGATAGATTTTTGATTCTTGCGTGTGCTTTCTCTTGGCGGAACTCTAGCGTATACTCACCGACAATCATTCCGCGCTGCTTATCTCCCGTTACGCCTAGATACGTATGAGAGAAAGAACGGTCAGCCAGCGGACGGATCGAAATACGGTTCTGATCGATAAACAGTAGCTCATGCGGTTTTAGATTATCGTTCATTACGATCGGGAATCGACCAAAGTCGTTGTGTAGATAGTCGACAACCTGTCCACGGGAATTTTCCGCCTGGCTGATGCGGATTTTATCGCCATTTAGCGCACTGATCGCCATTTTCTGCTTCGCAGGAACGACGATTGCGTACTGTCCTCCGCTATTAAAACCGCCCATTGTGAAGATTTGCTGCGAGATACCGTTCAGCATATCGACCGTAACAGGTTTGTTGCCTGCGTCAGTTACGTTGGTCGTGATGAATGAGCGAATACCGCGCATTTGACGAACATTTCCGTTGTCATAATGCAACCCGTTAATTACTGCCTTTTCAAGTTGCAGCGCCAACTCTAGCTCCTTTTTCGCTTTCTCGTACCCGTACAAGTCCGAGCCAATACCGTACTGCGAAATAGATTGTGCGGTGCCGGAAACGTCTACGGAATCATCGAAAATTTGCGTGACGTTATCGACCTTCGCGCGTGCCTTGTATCGCGCCTCTCTTGCGTCAGCACCTTCGACACCTTCTACGAATAACGCTTCGATCTCGCTATCTACCGTAATTGCCGCAGCAGTTGAGTTTGCGTGCCCACGAACAACCGTAAGCTTGCTGTCCGCTTCATTAAGGGCTTTAATGAGAATCATTTCCTCGTTTACTTGTGCTACCATGTTAGGGCGGAACGGCTCCAAGTCAGAAACCGTAATTTCAGTCGCTGCCGCGGTTGCTGCTGCTGTTACTTTTGCCTTCGTCGCGAATACCTCATCCTCATACCATGTGTGAGTAGTCGAGATAACTGGCGTACCAAAGCCTAGCAACGAAATCATAGGCGTTTGGTTAGGATTAAGTAATAAAATCTCGTCTACTACCGATTGTTTTTTACCAACCAAGTCTTTATTAAAAATTGTTGTCATAATATATTTCCCCCTGTTAATTAGATAATTTTATTTTTAGTGCTGAATACGCTGCGCGGTCCTCCGCACGCCCACTTCTACGTGCAAGTTCGGCTGCTTCTGCTAGTAACTGTTGATTAGACTTTCCTTTTGTCAGAGGCGGGTTATTAGCTCCTCCGATTTCCTTAGGTTTATTAGGACGAGAAGCCGCGGTCAAAATTGTAACTAACTCGTCTAAACCCTCGAATACGCCTTCCTCGTTCTCCTTTATGCCGTTAAGGTTTACGACATCCATAACGGATTCCGGATTAATGCCTGCCGCGCTTGCCTTCCTATAAAACGCATGTTCAACTTTCTGCGACTGGATGACTTCTAGCGCCTTTTGTAGTTCTACTTTTTGCCCTTGTAAGGCTTGTTCAAGTGTTTGGCGTTCCACTTCCCACTCTCGCGGTGTGTTATTAGTAGGTTCTTGTTGTATTTCTTCTGGTTCTGTTTCAGTACGAAACTCACTCATTTACTCATCCCTTCCGTTGGTTTTATTGAACGAATCACCGATGATTATTTGATAACCACCTCCTTAATCAACAACAAATACGTTTACCGCACATGCTCGTTCTTGTGGGTCTTGCCCAATCTCATACGTTACGGCTTGTCCTGTTCTAAGCTTACGGAAGCCCTCCATTAAGATTGCAGAATGATGAACGAATACGCTATTGCCATCATTACCTTTGATAAAGCCGAACCCTTTTACCGGAGTATAGTGCGTAACTGTCCCTTGTAATTTATCCATGTTATTTGGTCCCCCTTTTACGTTTATATTTTTTATAAGCGTCCGTCGTCTCAATAACGCCAGGCGCTCTACGTCTTATATGATCGTCGGTAACGTACTCACCGTAGGTTATTTCTCCGACATAATCCGTCTCCGTATCTGCAACGATAACTCGCTTCGTGTAGTGATTGATTTGCTCTATCGCACTAACGAATAACATTACCGTCGCCCCTTTCGTGTACTGCCGAATATGTGCATTGTTAAGTACCGGCAATCCTTCGGTTCGTCTCGCCAAAACTTGCAGCGCAGATCGGATTCGGATTCCAGCGCCATCATAAGCGCACATGTCCTATCTGCGTTAATGAAGTCGCAATGACTTGCTGCCCGTTCGGCCCACTCACTCACCGTAACTCACATCCCAACTGATCGGAACGTTATCAAATCGCCCCTCGTTCATCTTCTCTACTCCACGAATAACGTCCGAGAGCTTTGCGGTCGCTGTATCGTACATCGTCATATCGTAGACGATTTCGCCAGTTTCTGCGTTGACGTAACGAATCTCGACCGACTTTCTATATTGCCTAACGTGGATAATGAGCTTATCCATTTAACATCGTCCCCGTTGCAACCGTTCGCGTAACGATTGACTTCGATTCTCACCGCGTAACCGACCGTTAAAGCAGGCCGTCCGCTTTACTTTTATTTTCGATATACTGGCGCGTGTTCTTCGTCCCCATTAAATCGCAATACCGCTGCGGACAATTCACGCATAAACGCAGCGTACTTGTCGGCAAAGAACGTTTCAGAATGTACGGGATCGGTTGGTTCGAACGAAAATGTTACCGATAGTTGTCCGCTTTCGATACCCGTCTGCTTGATTTCGTATCCAGCGAATATCACTTTTGCGTGGTTTTTGTTCATTTCGCATACCTCCTTTAACGCTTTTTAGCGTTTAATCGTTAAAGTTTAAAGGGGAAAATAAAAAGCGCATCATAGCGCTAAATTTACTGATTCCTTCGCTCTAGTTATCGCTTCTTTTATATCGTCGCCAGTTCCGTAGACTTGCGCGATTCTAATTCTAACGTCATCTGATACAGCCTTGCTTCCTGCCTCGATTGCTGCTAAATAAGTTTGGCTATATCCGATGCTTTCTCCAAATTCAGCCTGCGTCATTCCTTTGGATAATCTTATCGCTTTAACTGCTAATCCATTCATACCACTTTCACCCCTTAATATGTGTTTTTATTACTTTTACTTTAAATTAATAAAGGGAAAAGAACTGCTGTTCCCTTCCCACCTTTGTCGTAAAACTCGGGAGCAAAATTTAGCCTCTTTAAACTTTTCAGTTAATGGCTGCTCCTTTATATTGTACGTTACTACACTGCCCCACCATATCGAGCTATTATCATTTTTAACGCTTTTACGGCCTGAATTTCTGTTACTTACCCAACCGTACTGCCCGTCAAGGTATTTTTGTCCTGGCGTTCCAATTATGTCTACGAGTTTCACCTCATTCTTATGTCCGCCCATCGTCTTTTTGCGTTCTTTAGCCGAATAGAGTCTTTCCAATTTGTCATACCCACCGTGCGACACTTCCGATCTTTCTTCGAGTAGACGCATTTCTGCCGGACTGTAGAACGGATATTCAGCCGACATTCTATTCCGTTCTCCCTCGTACGATTCCGAGCCATGTTTACGGATTCGGAGCGCCCTTGCTTCGTGTATCTTAACGCAAGACGGGCCGCAATACTTCTTATTCTTCGGTCGCGTGAAGTCCTCGAATACATAGCCGCAGACTCCGCATAGCTTCGTGTGCTTCCCGTCCGCATACGGTTCTGCGTCAGCAATACAGAATATATCATCATGCTTGCGCATAAACTCGATTGCCCCTTCGCCTGGCGGATAACATACAGAAATGGCGTCTAATTCTTCGTACGGATCGCGAATCGTCATAAAGCCCTTGACGTGATCCTCCGCGAGAATATAATCGGCCAACCGTTCTAGCCGCATATGCTCCGCTGACGTCGGAAGCTTGCCGTCTCCGCCTATGTGTCGGTTCCAGTACGTAGTAAGTGTTATGTCAGCATATGCACTTCCAGTATCAAGTCGTCTTTCGAGTGGGATTTCTGAATAACGTTTATAATCGGATTTAGCATAATTCGGAAACAGCTCGCATGATTCTATCATATGGTCGCCCCCAATTTATTAGATTTCGTAGTTACTCCACGCCTGCAGTAACGTCCTCATACGGCTTGATGGCAGATATAGGTTAACCGGCTGGCCGTTACGAATCCTCGACCGCCATATCCATTGTAAAAGGTCGGACACCGCGAGTAAGTCCTCGTCTACCTTAACTCCGTTATCTTCAAAAAAAGATGTTTCGTGAGGATTCTTGAATCGGTTGAATATATAGGCTAACGCCCATCTGTCCGAATATTCATTTGTAGCTCGCGCATTTACTGCTATCTTTGCGTTTGAATAACCTTTACCTTTTACGGATTGCTCAACCTCTTGCAGCGTTGACCACATAATAGAATCGGAGGGGGCTGATAGGTGGTTTCTAAAGTAATTACGAAGATTACGTTTTATTTCTGCTAACCTGTCCAAGTCACGCTTCCCACGACGCAACCATGACGCTGAATAGGCGTATTTATTACCTGTTTCGTTCATCTTGCCTTCGTAAAGGGTAATCAATTGATATAGAGTATCCCTTTGTTCTCGCTTAACGTCGTATTCTGCTAACTCCCCGTTTTGTACCGATTTGAAATTATAACTAGCGTTGTGCATCTTAAAATAGTAGCTCATATTCTGCGCCTCAAATAGATACGTCATAATCATAACGTTATCGAAGCACTCGAATATTCGCATCGGGAATGCCCATAGAATGTACGAATCTCTGTATATGAATAGATTCTCCGCTTCCGCGTATAGCTTAATATCGTTGAAACGGTCAGCATCGTACGAAGCATCTTTCCAAATAACGCGGTTATCTACGATTTCAATCTTATTACCTTCGAGAAGAATACGAATATCAGCGCGTTTGATGTTAACGGACTCTATTACGTCCATTACCTCGTCAAGAACCAACGTATAGCCTGCGCCTTTTAATAGCTCTATTACTTCGTCGTCTGCCGTTCTGAATAACGAGTGAGTAGCGGCTATATCGCGGCCATCCTCGATTAACTCTTTCAGACTCCGCAGTTTACGTCCTTCACTGTTGGCATTCGTTGGCTGCGTAAAATGACGATTCTTAACGCTATCTATGATACGATCCACCTCTAATAGAAACGGAGTAGTATAGATAAAACGCATAGTATCCGGAGCCTCCGACATGTAACGAATAGCATAATTCGTCTTACCTGCGCCCATAATAGCGTCAATCACCGTAATATTAGACATAGCGTACCCCTCCGTTAATTATCGTTTTAGCACTTTCGAGGTGCTAAACTCCGTAAAAAACCGCATAACGACGCGGCTTACGGGCTACAACCCTTAAAAGAAAACTTGTACACTATCGCGTCACTAACGTTCCTTGCCTCCTATTCGTAAAAACCAACGAATATGAGAATATAGTATTAATAGATTCCGAAACGTTTGCTTTTTAACGTTGAGGACAAGGAACGATAGTGACGCGTTAGATACTACAACGGTTACCCTTCGAGAATACTACGCTTCTCCCGTACGATATGCCCTTCGATTTCCGGTAGTAATCGGTATAGCTTCGGCATGTCCGTATCTATATCTGACGATAAGGTTCGTACTATCTTGCGTCTTAATAACTCGTAGTTTGCTGGAATGCTTCGTATGGCCTTCTGTAGTTGCTCAACGGTCGTCTTTAATTGTGCTATATCCTCCGCTAGTAACGTCTCGTTCCGATCCTCAAAGTTAATCCTTGCGCACGTCAGCGTAAACATAGTGTCGCTAATCCTGTCGGATAGAAAGCGTAGCGCTATGTAATTGGTCGGATCGAGTTGCTCCCGTTCTGCTTGCGCAGTAACAAAGTTAAACTCCGTTAGATTCGCCTTTCTTTGCGTTGGCCAGTTCTGTAGTTTATGCATTTCTCATCGTCTCCTTATCGTCTGTATTCGGATAGATTAATTACATTACTGGAGGCTTGTGGTGTCTGCGAATCGTCTATGCTTAAATTAACTCCTGCCACACCATCGCAATAGGAAAGATCGTTCACATCCGCAAAGCGAAGTGATACACCGTCGGCTGTTAGGCTATCAAACATTATGTGCGCTAAGTTTTCGGTCGATCTGATTCTCGCCAATAGCCCGTAGCTTTTCTCGATGACACGCGCTCTTTGAACGGGCATACCGTTTTCGAACCTAGAGAGCGTACTAGCTGAAAAGCCGGTTAACTCCGCTGCTTCCGATAATGAGTACCCGAAAGTGTTTCGTAGTTGGCGCAGTTCCGCCCCTCGCTCCGTCCAGTTTGTTTCGTTAACAGCTTTCCATTCTTCGCGGCTTAAGTAAGTTTCAAACATTGAGCATCGTCTCCTTTAATTTGAATTGTTAGTTCGACGGGAAAAAGAACGCTGTAAAATCCCCCTATGAAGGTAAGTACCAATTATCGAGTTTTAGGTATAATATTATGTGAACTTTTTGTGAACATTTAAGGAAAATGACTCACTTTATAGAAATTATGTTCCGCGATCCTCACATTTTTCGTAGAATCCCTTTTCACTTATATAGTTGCCGCTACTCCGCAATCGGCACAGTTGACTCGAATATTTTTCCGCCCTCACTTATATAGTCGAACGAGAAATGGAATCGGCACACTTTTTCGTAAATATATTTTTATTCGATGTTTTCCCGGCAAATCAGCGTTCCTGTACCGAACCCTACCGAATACCCTAGCGGACGGTTACAACGGCTAGAATCGCCTAAAACTACGGTTACAACTATACGTACGAGTGTCCACCAGCCGTTGCCGCGACTGATAGGTTAGAATTAGCTCTCCTTCAAGGTGCATGTGAGCTGACTGGCGGCCGAAAAAACTTTTTTAATATTTTTTGAAATTAACGAAACCGAACGTATGTTCCTGCGTATTACATGGTATAGAACGAAAACGCTCACCGTGGTTGGCGCCAGCAGCGAGCGTCCTCTACCGAAGTAATTGGCGTTACTTCGATTGGTAATGGAGCAGTTGGCGCTACTCCACTAATAATGTACGGTGGCTGCCGTACAATTCCCGGAAATACGGATAAACAAGACGAATCACTCTAGAAATAATTCGTAGCTATCCGTTACAGCCCGAAGGCTGTTTCATCGCGTAGCTAACGCGAATCATCAGACGGAAATAATTCAAGCTCGACCGCACCCGTATAAAACAAGTAATCGGTAATAAACGTCAACGCGGACATTTTACGGAGCATCGTAAATAGTTCGAACAAGTCCACGGGCTTACGCGTTAATGCGATGTAGTCTACGACATCATATTTCTTGACGTCACGAAATTTTACGGTACATAGCCATAACTGGCCGTCATAATGCATCGCGTGCTTTTCGTCCATCAAATAACCGGGAACGGCCGGACGGCTCTCGACGGTTTCGTAAATCAACGTTACGTCCTTCATGCTGCCAAGTTTCCTACGAAGCCGCGTACGAATTCCGCAAACAGCGATCCAATTGCACGCGCTATCCATTTCTTATGCCGTAACCGCATGACCAACGCCTCCTTTCGTTTCGCGAACGATAAAACCAAGCTCTCGGAACTGCGCAGGCGTTACCTCGGTGCAGCCTGCCACTACGTCGGCTTTGACTTCGGGTACGACGCGGACGAAGAATGCTGGAAGTGCTACGAGTTGTTGACGGTAAAATTTCGTATAAGGTGCGAATTGACGGTCGGTATAAGTTAGCGTGTAGTTACCGGTGCGGTGATTATAGTAGTAGCCTATGGTACGGAGTTGAAGCGGTTCGAGTTCGGCAGTAGCGTTGTTGAACGGTTGAACGTTGAAGTATTGTTTAGTAGACATATTTATAACCTCCTATAATTAACTGTAGTTTAACGACTGTAGATTAACTATTGCAATTATATATCGACAGTAGATAAACGTCAATAGGTTATTTATAAAAAGTTAATGTTTGTAGTATAATTAAAGCGAGGTGAAAAAACGTGGGAATTATTTTTAAGCTGGATTCACTATTAAACGATATCGGTGTTAGCAAGAATGCACTAGCTCGCGAAGCAAAAGTTAGACCGAACTTAATTTATGAAATATGTGATAACAAAACAAAAAGGATCGAAATAGAAACGTTCAACAAGCTATTAGCTGCTTTAGCGGAATTAGCCGGGCGGAATGTTTTGCTTTCTGAAATAATTGATTACATACCGGATAAAAACGAAAAAACCGCGAGCCATTAACGTATGGTCGCGGTTTTATTTATTTCTTATTATTTACGTTTCATTATCCTACTAAGCGGACTATGCCGACCATGTTCGTCCACAATCGAATCTTCGCTTAGTTGTACGTACTTGCGCGTCGTTACTATATCAGCGTGTCCCATGATCTTCTGTAGATGAAAGATGCTCATTCCGGATTCAGCCGCCATCGTACCGAAGTTATGACGCAGTATATGCGGTGATACGTTCCGGCCCAGCTTCGCCTTCTCCGCATACTTATCGAACGCTTTCTGTATCGTTTTATCGCTAAGCGGCTCACCGTAATTAGTCGTAAACACATACGTTGTATCAAACGTTTGCTCCGTCTCTTTTATTAACTGACGCAGCAGCCGTACAGTTTCGTTGCTCAACGGTAGGATACGGCTCTTACGATTCTTATTCTTTGATGCCGGAAGCTTGATCCGTTTTTGCACAAAATCAACCTCGGACTTTTCTACCGAACATACTTCGTTAAGCCGCATTCCAGTGTCCAGCACAAGAACCATAATCACGTAATCACGCCACTGCGCCCACCTCGATTGGTCCGGTGCCTTTAAGAATCGTACTAGCTCGTCATTCGTTAACGGTTGCACAGTATCAACGTCCTGCTTTAATAGCGAAATGTTATTCATCGGATTGTGATCGATTACATTATTGTCATACAACGTTATAAAGAACGTCCGCAGCACTCGGATACGAACATTTACGGACGCTGGCGATATACCGCGCTTACCCTCCGCAAACTCCGACTTGAACGGATGGCCTTCGTAGAACCCCTTTTCTTCCGCACACCATAGTATGTATTCCCGTAACATTGCGTTTGTAACGTCAGCTATCGTAATGCTGCCGTACCTTTCCGTTGTCCAATCGATCCAGTACGCCATATTCGTTACGTAGCCGTCTAGCGTACGGCTCTTTAGGTTCTTCGCACGCTTAACCGTCATTACGTAGTCTACCGCCTCCTGGAGCGTGTAGGACGGCAGTCCAACGTCTCCTATCGGCTGCCGCTCGTTCAATGTACGTTTACCCTTCCGCTTATCTATCGACATACAAAAAAGCCTCCTACGGTATATTTCGTAGAAGGCTCCGAATTAGTAAGGTAATAACGAATCAGTCCGCTGTCATTACGGCCATTTTCACCCCGTTATAGTAACGGAAAAAGTCCGACAATGCCCGTAACGACGGACCATTTGACGAATGGCGGAGAAGGTGGGATTCGAACCCACGCACGCCTTGCGACGCCTAACTGATTTCGAGTCAGCCCCCTTGGACCTCTTGGGTACTTCTCCTTTTGCACAAACATTAATATAACATAAACCCATGTAAGGATTCAACTGTAATTCCATTTTAATTCCATTCATTTATCTATTGTTC